GCAAGGAAACCGTCAGCACGTCCGCGACCTTTACCAAGGCCGTCCACGCCGCAAGCGTGACGCTGGCTGAACCGTTGGCCGTTGAGGGCGACATTACCGTTGCCGTGCTTCAGGTGACCGGCTCCATCCCCGATGATGCGAAGTTCAAAGCCGAAGTGACCAACAACGCACTCGACAGCTCCCCGGTCTGGCAGGATGCCACGACCGAGGTAAAAAAAGGCGTGAACATCGTCTTTGAGAATAAGACCGCCACCAACGGCGCGGCGTTTAACTTCCGCGTCAGCGTGGAGCGCAGCGAATCCGGCACCGGCGGCTATATCGAGGCTGTTTCCGGCGCATTCCAGTAAGGAGGACAGTATGGCTATTGAATGGAAGAAAAACGACCTTCCCACTCTGGCACAGAAGGTGGCGGACGACGCTTCTGAAGCCTGCCAGAACTTTATTTATGCTGGCATTGACGTGGAGTTGTCCGACGGTACGCAGCACTTTTCGCTGATGCCCAACGACCAGACGAACATCGACTCGATGTTTGCGGCCATTACGTTGGGCGCGTCCGAATACCCTTACCACCCGGATGGCGGCAAGTGCGTTATGTACAGCGCGGCAGACATTATTACTCTGTACAGCGAATACAAGAGCTTCGTCACCAAACAGACGACCTACTGAAATGCGCTGCGCCAGTGGGCGAAGCGCGAGACCGACCCGAATGTTATCGGCTCCATCTATTACGGATGCGCCCTTCCCGAGGACCTCGAAAAGGAAGTCGGGGACATTCTCAGCGCGGCGCAGGCGCAGATTACGGCCATCATCAACAAGCTCTCCGCCTAAGGAGGACCGAAATGGCAAGGAACTCTGTATGTAAAACTGCCATCCTCTTTGTGTTCGGAGGGCTTGTATACTTCGGACTCGAGGTGCTTTTCAGAGGACATAGCCATTGGACGATGTTCGTCCTCGGCGGATTCCTTTTCCTGATTCTCGGTGAGCTGAATGAGGGCCTTCTTGAGTGGGATACCCCGCTCATTTGGCAGGGCGTCCTCGGCTCGGCCATCGTGACAGGAGCGGAGCTCGTTACCGGTATGATTCTCAACGTCTGGCTCGGCCTCGGCGTTTGGGACTACTCCGGTATGCCGTTCAACTACAAAGGGCAGATTTGCCTCCCGTTCAGCATTTTGTGGATTTTCGTGTCTATCGCGGCCGTTGTCCTCGATGACTGGCTGCGATACTGGCTGTTTGGGGAGGAGCATCCGCACTACACACTGTTCCGGCGCGGCGAGAGCCGCTGAAAGGAGCCGCCAATGAACCGCGAGGAGAGGCTCGAACAGCTTTTGACGGCCACCGTTAAGCTGCTCGACCGGTGGGAGGAATACTCCCTCGAAACGAACTGCGGGGAGCCGGAGGGCTACGGCGCAGCCCGCGCGGTGGTACACGCAGAATTTTCCGTACTCAAACAGACTGATAAAGGAGACGGTGAGAATGAGCGTAATTACCTTTAAGCCGAACGACCACACGAAAATTACCACGGATTTCGAGCGGTACGAGTTCGCCTGCCCGTGCGGATGCACGGCGCAGATGATTGACCCGGAGCTCGTCCAGAAGATGCAGACCATCCGCACCAAGCTCGGCAAGGCCATCAAGGTTACGTCAGGCTACCGGTGCGTGAAGCACAACGCAGACCCGAAAGTCGGCGGCAGCCGGACGAGCCGCCACCTCTACGGCATTGCGGCCGACTGGCGCACGAAGGACCGGAGCGTCAACCCCGTCGCCCTCGGCATCATCGCGGCCGCGCAGGGCTTTGGCGCGGTCGGCATCTACTGGCACGACAAGGCCGCCATTGTCCACACCGACACGCGCGGAGGCAAGGCTACATGGCTTTGCGTCCAGCCCGGCGTGTATCCCAGCACCACCTACAACAAGTTTGTCCTGCCGACCATCGAGCAGGGTTGCGAGGGAGCCGCTAACCGCGCAGCTACGGTTATGCTGCAGCGGCTTCTCGGCATCCCGCACGACGGCAGTTTTGGCCCGGCTACCACAAAGGCACTGATGACGGCCCAGCGTAAGCACGGCCTCGTCCCTGATGGCATTTGCGGCCCCAAGAGCTGGACTGCCCTGTCAGGCGCAGACAAATATCTGTGAGGGAGGAGGTGATACCAGTGGAAACATGGCAAATTCTCGTCACCGTTGGAGTGCCGTCTGGAATCTTTGGATTTGCTGTCTGGCTGATTGAGCGCAAAATCGAGCAGCACGAGAGAAAGCGGACCGAAGAAGCCAAGAAGCGCGAGAACATTGAAGCCCAGCGCGAAAAGAGCAGAGAGGAGCTGCAAATCTGCATCTATGAAACTTCTCTCGCCGCCATCGCCCTCGGCGAGGCCACCGCAAAGGCAGTTCAGCGCATCCCTGACGCGCACTGCAATGGTGATATGCACGCAGCCTTGGACTACGCCTCTAAGGTCAAACACGCACAGCGGGAAGTCGTTTCCCGCTGCGGAATCAAATCCATTGTCGAATGAGAGGAGAACGCTATTATGAAGTACAATAACAAAGTTTCCGCCGCCACCATCGCCCGTACCGCTGCTCTGCTGCTGGCTCTGGCAAACCAGATTTTGAGCGCGTTCGGCAAGTCTCCGCTGCCCATCGAGAGCAGCACGGTGGAACAGCTCGTCACCACGGGCATCACCACCGTTACGGCCCTGATTAACTGGTGGTACAACAACTCCTTCACGCAGGCCGCTATCGAGGGCGATAAGACCTACGAGAACGTCAAGAACCAGATACACTAAGGACGCTCCAGCAGCTACCACATAACAGCACGAGCCTCCCGGTATTCCTCGCACAAGAGGGCCGGGAGGCTCTTTTTTTATTGCTGTTTTTTGCAATATCTTCCCCGGAAACGCACTTAAAGCAGCATTTCCGGCGCGGTTATTCTCGCAAAAAGACATTTTCGGGACAGAAATGCACTTTTTGATACATTTTCTATCATTTCCGTGGATAACCGCAGAAAAACGGCGCGGAAATACCAGAACGACCCGAAAAGTGGAAAACTGGGTGGAAAAAGTTGATAAAAGGGTCATGCGAGACAACACACGCAGTTGTCCCAAAATACCACGAAAAACAATATAACCGGAGCGGAAATACCGTTTTGAACGCATATCCGCGCGGATATGCACTGAAAGCAGCATTTCCGGGTATTTCAGGCGAAACAATCGACAAAGTAGAGTAGAGTAAAGTAAAGAAGAGTAGAGAATATATTATACTCAGCGATTTTGCAATCGCTGGCGCGAAAGCCGTTGCCATTGTCCCTGTTAGGTGCTATCATAAAAGCACGACCACCAACACAGGACAGGAGGACAACAGTTATGGGTAACACAACTGCGTCCCTCACCCACGAACAACTGTTCGGGGGGGGGGCAACAATCGAGAAAACCGGCCTCGGCATCAAACTGGCCGCGCTCTCTATCGCAATTTGCATGACGCTCACCGGATGCGGCCAAACGACAGCGGGCAGCAGCTCGACGGGCGGGACAACCTCTAACGAGAAAAGCTACTCTGCAAGGCAGGAGGACACGCAGGTCCTAGAGGATGCAGCGAAAGCAGCACTCGATGAAAAGACCGCGATGGAGGTGTCAAGCATTGAAGCCTTCGAGAACAAGGGCGAGTATTCGATGACTATTCGAGTAGTAGCAGCCGGAGGCTACTATATGCCAGACGTAGCGGAACAAACGGCGCAGGCGTTCTTTGACAAGGCGCAGGAGCTTGGCCTAAACGCAACGCAGTACGTTGTCACAGAATATAGCGAGAGCAGCACCGGAGCCAAAGAAAATATGCTGGCGTGGAGCAGTGATGACGGAGTGACCGGTATATACTCTGACGACAGCGGAGCGGAGCCCGTTGTAAAAATTGGCGTCAGCCTAAATGCTCTACGAGAGCTTGTTGGCAACATAAAAGAGCCAGAGAACAGCGAGGAAATAATTGCACTGTCGGCTGACTATCAAGGCGAGTGGGAAAGAGTAGGCCACGAAAAGTACGAGCGGCTTGTGGTGAACGAGAACACGGTGAATACCGTGCTTTTCGAGACCTCAAAAGATTGGAGAAAGGAAAAGACCGTTACACACATTTTTACGCTCTACTTCGGATTAGACGAGGAAAAAGGTCTGGTGGTAACGAACCAATACAAGCAGGTGATTCAGACCGTGTCAATGAACGAGCAGGGAGAAATCGAGCTATACGATAAGAGCCGGGATGAAACTGAAACGTATCGGAAAGTGAGCGACAGTACTGCTGTTCCGACGGTGGGACAGGTGTTGGCAGACTGAAATGACCCGGCAAGTGACGAAAACCTCCTGCGGAGACCCACAAAGCGTCGCAATGGTCGGGCGGCAAACTTTACGGCTAGACCACAAAAGCCCGAAATCGAGGCCCCGGAGCCGTGCTCGTGACGTTCTACGGCTCAACGCAGGAGAAAGCACTCCGAAAAGCTACAGGCAAATAGCCAGCAAGTTAAAATCAGCCTGCGGGAGACGGCCCACAGGGAGGTGATGGAGAGGGCTGCACGGGGACCACGAACAGCCCTCCCGTCACAATGGCTGCTCCGAAACACCCGCAGCGGGAAGAACGGCGCGCGCAAATCCTGTATGCGCGGCAGCGGCTCGACCGCTGGCGGGCATAGGAGGCAAGCATGGAACAGTCTATTTATGAGCTCTACATGGAGCAGGTCAACCCGCAGGACACCCGCGAAATCATGCAGGCAGAGGACACGCTCACCGCGCTGCTCAAGCTGGTGGAAAACCGCGAATTGCGCGACGCCATCGACCGCGCAGCAGGCCGCGTTGCCTACCTCCGAGAAGTAGCGGCATTTGAGGCCGGTTACGGCTTTATGCCCGAATAACAAAA